TGAATGAATTCCTCAAACAACACGTCACGAACAACATTACATTCGCCGTACCAGGCGTCGATGACTTCACGGCAACCATCAAGCACTTCCGGGAGGAGAGTGCCATCATAGTTACCAAAGTCACCAGCGAACCCGACATCAGACATAGCGAGAAGCGATCTTGCGAAAGCATCCCACTGGTTAGATTCAGGGTTCATGCCAGCAGCAGAGTAGAATTTGCAGTTTTCCGAGAAAAAGGCGGCTTTGAAAGCGCCGAAGTATTTGCGAGACAAGATGGTTAGGTCGACAGGCGCGAAGATAAAAGTACGCGTTTTGCCGATCTTCATCTTTTCGATTGGTCTGCGTTCGTCTTTTAGGTTTGCAACCCAAAGAGATGGCACGCGGCGGCCTAGCAAAGCTTCGGACTCTCGATGGTCGAGATTTTCACGGAGTGTTGGATGATTGATGGTAAGATTGGGGACTTCGCCCTCAAAAAGGAATGACTTCCCTTTCGAAGACTTAGTCTTGATAAGTGTGTATGGATAACCAGGTGATGTTTGCATGTTGAGCGACTCACAATGGTCAATCCCGGGCAAGCCGTTGAGTGCTTGTTGTTCATTGAGAATGAATCGTGGATGGCGGGAGAGAGCAGTGTTGGTCACTTCGATGGTGTGATCGATGGCTTTCCGTAATTTGATAGGATCAAGGGCGCGGCAAGGGCGACCGAATTTTTCACATCCTCGTTTGAGTAAAGGATATGGTTCGTTCAGTCGCGGATCTTTAGGTGTTAAAGCAGCCGGCTCCGTTAGGGGTGGGTAGCACAGGCCATGAAGCGGAGACTTCACGATCTGAGTAGTGTCTGGGGATCTCGGACACCGCGAGGGTGGTAAGACGCCGACGTAGGTAAAGTTGCCTTCAACTACGACAGCGGCAGTATCGCATTCGTCTAGGTCAGGCAGAGGAGCCATTCCTTGGGCAAACGCGACTTGGGGAATTTCGGAAAGAAGAGCCATTATTTGCTCGTACGTAACGAGTTCGGAGATACCTA